GCTTTGTTAACATTATCTTTCCTGTATCCGTAATGATACCACAAATCATAGTCTACTGCCGCACCGGATAACGCCGTTATAAGCAAAGTTGTCGGGTCTGCACCTGCTTTTTTATTATCTATACCACCATTAATATCAACCCTGGATATGGGCGCCTCATTCTCGCTAAAACTCCAGCTAATAATATCAGCATCTGTAATATATACATGGTATCTTGCCCTGGGGTCCACTGTGCTAGAAGACTCATCATGTAGTTTATCAGAATTCCCAAGCAACTCTTTAGTATACGCCTCTTCATCATCATAGTCCGCTACCGGGTAATCTAATTCCAATATCTGAGCCCTAAGATAAGGTGACTGGTATACCAACACCCACGCTAGGTCTATACCTGGTAGATATTTAACAAGCGCTTTGTTCTTCTCTTCCCAACTAGTATCAACATTCCACTCTACAAATGACTTACCAGCCAGAACCTCTTTAACAAATCTAGAAAGATATGGTACTAATTTACGTTTATAAACAGAGGCTGGTATAGAATTAAATTGCCTTCTCCTAAATATTATATTCCCCTGGCTATCTCCAAATAACTCCCAATCTAATTGGTCCGCCACCTCTTTAAGAAGTTGTAACTGGCTAAGCCTTTCGCTTTTCCACATAGCACCATCTGTATTGCGTATATTAACCGTAAATGCTCTGGCAGCAGGACTAATCAAATATGTCATATCAATTGATAAATAAGTTTGGTCTATATTACGAATAATATCTTCCTGCTTGTTTATCAATAAATACTGCTGTGCGTCCCTATAAGTCAACGCTTCTCCAGCCTTGCTCATCATCTTTTCATAAGAATCACCTTCTTTTGCCGAAGGATAGTCTTTAATAACATCAGAAATTTTGAATGGGGAAAAGACACCACTATTAGAAAGATTCTGTTGTAAAACAGTTTTTACTAAAGAAAGTTCGTCTTCATAGGCGGCAAGTTTGTCCTTCTTATCAGACATTTGACCAACAGAATTTTCTAAACTATCCTTTGCCTTATTAAGATTACTATAATAATTTTGTAAATCAAACATATCGCTAATTTGTTTCTTTGACTTACCAATAAACTGTTTTATATATTTTTTATGACTATCGTTCTTGGTAAGCGGGGCTGTCTTTGTTTCTTTTAGTACTTTGCCATAAACAGTTTCTTGGGCAATCTTTGGGTCTCCGAAATGAAACAACATACCATCAGCATACTCCTCCATATGATACGCTAATAAATCTGCTGGGACTGACGCAAATGGAATAAAATCACCCAACGCCTTATTTTCAATCTCAGCAAGAACTCTAAATTGAGCTGGAAAAGAATTTGGTATAGGAGTACTAGATAAAGCGCTAGAGTTGCTTCTATAATATTCATGATCATCGTCTGGTATTGAAATCGCTAATTGAATATCAGGATCGAATATCAAACCACAAAGAATAGTAGTAATAACATTAGCCGCATCATAACCACCGAAAAATCTATCCCTCATATCAAGACCGATTGACCTTGCCTGTAAACGACCATATATACGACTTTTTGACAAGTCTGCATCATTACCAACATTTGACGATGGTGCAAACCCAGACATGGCCTTGGCACCCCACAGCCAGTTCCACTTAATCTTCTCGCCTTCTACTTCTATACGTGCTACTGGAGTATCCAATAGGCCCCACACATCCACCATAGAACCTGCAGGTGGTAATCTTGACATATCCATAAATTTGAAATTATTAGATGCATTTATATCAATAGTGTATACACCGTCATTCCAACTCTCAGCCACCCCAGATACCAAACCACTGAATACTTGTATCCCATTCTTTAACACGAACCCATTTAATTGAGAATGTTTATCTGGCTCTTTTGCTATATCTCCATTTTTATCAAATGTGTAGCCAAACATCCTAAGTCTTCCCATCAACTGTTGTGATTCACTATCTATCCCATTTATTCGTTGCTGTATTGCATCTTTTTTAGATGCGTCCTTAGCCACAATTTTCTTCCATGCTTCTCGCTGTTCATTACTTATAGAAGATTCGTAATTTTTTATGCGCTGCGAATTTGCGTCTGCGTCAGCCCCCGATGCTTCCAGTTCTTTTTGAGCAAATTTCTTTTCTTTTCCCAAACTTTCAAGTCTTTGCACTAGGTCATCAACTACACTAAACGAAAATAAATCTTCTTTTACTGGAGACATCCAAACATAGATTTCATCCATAACACTAAAAATCGGTCTACCTACTACGTACTGATATAAATAATCAATATCACGTTTATAATAAACATACTCACCAGTTTTTAATTGTGCTATAGGCTTCGGTGGGGGAGTGTCCAACTTGTTATATGATTGTGTAGAATCCCCCAGAGACGGATCGGCCAGCTCACTCTTCCATTTATTTATTAGATCACCCAACTCCGCTTGTCTGGCAGCAAGATTCTCAAGAGCTGCCAAGTCTTTCTGATCTTGAGGAGTTAGTTTACTCTCCGAAGCAGAACCAGACGGCTGCTCTCTAACGCCTCCAGTATTCAATACGCCGCTTGAAGCTTTTTGAAGTTCTTCTTTAAATTCTTTTTGTGTTTTAACTTCAATACTATCTGATATTTTATAACTTTTAATTTTTTTGACATTCTCATTATATTCTCTGTACGCCTCTGCTATTTGATTCTCAAGCTGGGTTTTACGTAATAACGCTGGATCATCAGAACCTACTTCTTTTTTGAAAAGACGGTCTATATCACGTTTAGAAACAAACAATAAATTATATGGGTCTTCTATGGTTATAGAACATGAACCCAATTCAGCAGTACCAGTCGTGAGCGATGTGCTGATCTGACTAAAATTAGTTATCTCCATAATACCACCAGGATAATTACCAACATTATCGCCGTACCAATAAGTTCTATAATGGTTATATTCTTTACCAATTGGGTTTCCATCAGTGTCTCTTGTCAAAGTACCAGAACTCTCATTCCTAAACCCATACATATAACGAAATTTTGTAAGAGCTTCAACAGATGCTATATCCATACTCTTCTGAAGAAGTAAATTTGTCACTGCCGCCTGAAAAGTCGGTGTCCAACCAGCAGTAGAAGCAAGAGTCCTAAAATACTTTTTCCTAAAATATACTGTGGCAGATGGAGTTTGCCCAACTACTACTGCCCTATTTCCATGATCCTCAGGAAGAGTCTGGCCTGGCTGGCTAGATCCACCGGTTTCTTGAGAAGCACTAAAAGCATCAACCTCTTCCCAATTTTTAAACTGGCCTTCTTCTATATACTGAGGACCGTCACGAACACCAGCCCATTTTTCCATGGGCAGTGTTCTTTTCCAAGCTAGTTCTCCAGTATTAGTATCAGATAATATACTACGATATCTAGCCGCGTTACGCTTAGCTTGTTTCTTATTATACTGTTCCTTCACTACCCAACTCCTAAATCATAATCGTAAGGCGCAGTCCATAATAGCGGCGCAGTCCATGATGGCGGCGCAGATGTGCCAGTATCTTCTAAATCTTTGCTAGAAGGTGAGTTTTCTGACGTCGCTTGTCCTGAGGCTTCATATGTTTCAGCTTTTTGTAAGGGGTATCTACTAACTGTTCCGGGCCCCTCTGGAGCACCAGATCTCCCGCTGCTAGAACCAAGAGGAATCGGATGTCTATGCCAAGGCATATAGTTGACATCTCTCCCTACCGTCTTCCATACCATATATGTTAGATTATATGTATATTCGCCTGGGGCAGTTGCCAACTCCTGATAATTAAAAGTAGTAAAAAATCCATAGTATCTTTTACTACCATACCATAAAACTACCTGAGTTGCTCTACTTACTAAATCAGACCTACGAACATTTGATAGCATATTTTGGTCATTGTCCGCTCCAGGGTTAACACCAGAAGGCTTATCAGTATAATTCTTTGCTATATCCCTTAGTTTATCCAATCTGTCGGGGGGTAATAACTCAGACTGGTAGAGGTCATATAATAATTCTATTCCTTCAATACCAGATGATCCAGTAGTCCCATTAATACTAATATTTAATAACTCATCACCCCAATACTGTACAAGAAATCCACCCTTTGTTCTACTATGATTTACCTTCTTATTTGCCTGCACAGATATATTTTGTGGATTAATATACATCTCAATCATAGTCCCATCATATAATTCCCAGACCATAGTTTGCCTAGACCACTTAGGCCTAGTAATAGGAGTGTTCTTTACGCGATCTTCTGACTCTTTACGCAATTCCTCTGGTGACTTACCCGTATCAGGAAAAGCATAGTCAGGAATAGGAGGAAGTGGGCTTTTCTTGGGAGGCAGCTCGTAGGTTGGGAGAGAAAGTGTATCATTATCGTTAGGCATTTGTTATCTCCAATTATGTAACTTCCGTAGTAGTTGTAGTATCAAAACTTATATTACATGTCGCATAAAAAGTCGACCCATCTTCAGAAATCAGTGGCACCGATACGCGATGCTTCTTCCTTTCTACATACGAATTTGGACTCAAGTTATCACGTGACTCGACGTATGATGCTGCCATTGATGATAATGCAGAGAGCCCACTAAGCGCCATTCTTTCAATAACGCTAGTCTTAGACGCAGACTCAAGTACTGTTGCCGCCGTATTCAAAGCTTTTGATACAGAATCGCCTATAGTTGTTTCTCCACCTTTAGTATCCTTTCCCAACAACGAACTAGTGTAATAATTAGTACTGGAATCCATATCAAACATCCCCGAACCTGGCCGGTATTCTTCCATATGTCTCTTAATACCGCCGAGATAATAAGCTGTACTCGCGTTAAGTACCCCCAGTTTTTCCGTGGGATTTCGATAGTCATTTTCTATAGCCTTAAGGCCATGCTCTTTCAGTCTACGTATTGCTTCACGAGCACCTAGAAAGTGTACCAAAGCCAGCGTTTCTGGAGTAACTGGCTTACCGTTAGCCCTCAACGAACGTGCATAGTCCTTAATAGCCAAATCCATTAGTCTTTCCTGCAATAAAACTCTTTTCTTTGGGTCTAGCATCAATCTTCTATAGCGTTCTCTATTTGTAAAATCCTCTTTGCTAACTCCAAGATCCTCAAACGCCTTCTGATTACTATTCCATAGTGAACGCGCAGTACGTCTTGTAAACTGATATTTACCTGTAGCGCTGCTGCCTTCATCTTTGTTAAAAGCTCCATATCCACCACTGCTTGCAGACTCGTTCTTATAAATGGCATATTTGAAAGCCGAAGTAAGCTCAGGACTCATACCAACAAGACCAGGCTGCGTATACCCAGACAACAACGCCGAAGGAATCCCCCCAGCTTTTCTAACCATATCCGCCTGGTTCTTAGGAACTATCATTTCCCCGTGATGCAATGTTCTCTTTTCACCCTCAGTGGCATTAAGTACACCGTTATATGCAGGTGGAGATTCAGTATTATCCTTAGACAGAGATTCAGTATTATCCTTAGGCGGAGATTTAGTATTATCCTTAGCAGATGATTTAGCTGACCCGTTCTGATTATACGGGTTCATTAAGCCTAAGCCAAACGCATCGAATGACAGCCAGTCAGCACCGGGTTGATAATGTGTATAGCCTATAAACGGCGCTGTTTGTAGTTCTTCCTTTTCAGGAACTTTCTTGGAAAAATAAGATTGTAATCTCTTTTTATCATGCTCATTCGCTTTTTCTATCTGATTTTCAATTATCGGTCTCGCAAATTTATAAAAAGCTTTAGCCTTCTCTTCATCGGAGACCTTAGGATCAAAAAGAATTGAATACTTAGAATATTTTTTTGGAGACTTTTTATACTTTTCTTTTATATCTTTAAGTATTCTATCAGCCATGGCTTTAAGAGCCTTTTTAGTAAGAGCGTTATTCTTCATAAGCATGTCGTTAGTATAATTATATATATAATTCTTCTCTAAAAATACCTGATGTTGTCTTTTATAATCCGCACGGGCTTGTTCTTTCTTATCGGCTTTGGTTTCACCGGAAGCATTTTCCCAATTGCGTTCTATATACTCCTCCTCAGTGCCATATTCTATTAAAAACGCATCCTCTACATGTTGTTTCCGTCTCTCATTATCTACTGCGCTCCCACCGAATAAATATTTCTGTGACCACCCGATAACCATATCAGAAATCTGCTCAAGATAATTGACTTTACTATTTTCTATCTCTCTGGCTGTTTCTTTTTCGTTTTTCCCCAACGCATTAACAATATCTTCCATCTCCTTTGTTGATACTTTACGCCCTTCCTGGATTTTTTTCAACACAGCCGTTGCTCTCCACCTAGCTCCACGACTCAACCCAGGCAGTAATTCTTTTATAATACTTTGCTGAGATATAAAATACTGATCTAATTGCTCTTTGTTAAATTTGCCGAATTTTTTTGCCAGTACATCAACATCAGTAATAATACGATTAGTGTGAGTTGCATGGAGTACCTGTTGCAGAGAATGCTTCAGAATATTTTGATATGATACACGACGTTTTTTAGGATCATTGATATCAACTAAATCTCTAATCTTAGCCTTGAAATCAAACGCCGCTACCAACGCATTCTTGCTTTGTCCTGCAGCAATATCACCGAACAATGCTCCAGAAAATAGTGAAGCACTTGATATACTCATATTTCTAAGACCTGACTCGATAGCTCTTAAATAATCTCCTATCAAACCCTGTTGGTGTTTCTTCTTGAGCATCTTAAACAAACTATGATATAACTCTCCCATACCTAAAATACGCTTAGAACCACTAGACACTTCCGCTTCAGTACCTACAGTTATATTTGAAATTATGTTAAAAGCCATAACTCCACTTCCTCCAGCATCAGAGGCACTGTAAGCAACTGCTCTCCATGCGTTCAGCATATCTGTTGCACCCTTAGAAACAACTTTTCCTATTGACCCGCCTCGCGATAAAGTACTATAGAATGATTCAGTTACCTTAACTATATCAATGTCAAATCTCGAACTTAATTGGAATAACCCTTCAGTAACGGTCTGACCATACTCGGTCCCCTTTGAGGCAACCATAGTATTCATATCATTAGCAGAAACAGCGAATTTTCTATAAGATTCTAAATATCTGTTCCATTTGTCTAAAGTTATATGTAGATCCTGACGTAAATTGCCTTCAACAGCTAAAAGAGCACCAGTATAATCGTCTATCTCACCACCTACCATTCCAAAAGCAGCAGCCGTTAATACAGACTGCTTCCTTAGCCTATTAAAACTATCTTGCAGACTAAGGAAGGCATCGAATAACGCACCGGTAACTTTCATAACTTCCCCAACAATCTGTAACGTATGGTTTTTGCTGTGGATCATCGTATTTTCTATCTGCCTTAGTACAGGAATATCCCCAGTTCGTTTTATATCACGCGACAGTAAAGCAGCGGACCTACCAAGTGAACCTATTATACCATTTACATTATGTTCAAGAGTAGCAACAGAACGCAAATACGCTCTCCTAGCTGCCTCTGTAGCCTCCGTCATTTCCTGTACTGGTATTTCTTCTTTTGCCATAATAAAACCTTATCCCCATAGTATCATATCATTTTGTTCGCCAGACGGCATACTCGGTCTTACGACCAATTGCGCAACAGTAGCTTTAACACTGTCTATGCTTATATTATTGGACACATTTGGCCTCTCATTTTTCTTATTAGCAACCAGATGTCCAGCTGAAGAAAGCTTATTATCCGCATTCCCCGCAAGATTATTAGTATTAACAGAATTTGGTACATTTAAATTTGAAGGTCTTATTTTATTATGGCCTTCGTAAGAATCATTAGGAACAGCTTTATTTGATACATTTAAATCTGGAGCCATTACTGCTTTCCCTGGAAAGACAGATTGTTTATTTCCTATTGTGGTACCAGTCCCAGTAAAACTATTCTGACTTGATACAGGAGCAGGAGGAGGCTGGTTAGAAGGCGTAGTGGAAGACGGCAAATCTGAATTACCTACAGTGCCACTGCCCCCAGTCCCCATATATTTTTCAACTGGGAATCCAATCGAAGCTTTTACTTTCTTATTGGTCAAAAAAGCATTCGGTATTGCAAAGAAAAGATTATATCCGTTCGGATCCTCGTTATTAGCATTTATAAAAAATTGAAGTGGGACAGTCGCTATGTGCCCCTTAAAGTAGTACGCAATGTTTAATTGACCGTCTGCCCTGTTAGAGGGCAGTACAACTCCTATACGTTCTGAACCACTAGCTGACTTCCCCTTAGACATACCTACTAAATACCCCGGTTTAACCTCCTGCGGGACACCACGAGGACCGCCAGAACCCTTAGGATGAATAATGGTTGCAACTACTTTAGCATTAGACATCCATTCACCCGCACCTGTATGCTTCCAAAACGAATCGTGTGGTTCTAAAATAGGCCCCATACTATCGGCTATTTTTTTTGCTTCGTTAGCATTGTGCAGACTTGCAGTGAGCAAATTCGTGTAAAACGCACTGGCAAAAAAAAGGCCTTCGTTCCTAGACAGCTTTTCGTCAACTCCAGTATTCACAGAATTTGATAAAATTGGAGTATTATCAGTAGTTGCTGTATGTTTAGCAACCTTAATCATGATATCACTTTCTTTCTTAGACATGTTTATATCATTAGGCGGTGGAATAAGTGCCCTAGGCAGGTATTCCGGCGAAATAATATCGCTTAGTGCTCCTGAATAAGCCTTATCAATTATATCGACACTATTACCAGTTACAGTTAAGTCTTCGCTTCCACTCAAAGCCGCGCTCTCATAACTGTTATATTGTTCATTTAAACGGTCAGTCAAAATCTTAACATTCTTTTCTATATCCTTTTCAGACATAGGACTACCGTTATTCTCCGCCTTGTATTGCTTCTTAAGCGCCTCCAATCCAATTTTTACTCCAGTTTGTATAAATGATTTCCGATCTCCTAAAAGATTTTGAACATTCTTATACTCATCTGTGTCACCGAACATATATTTAAGAAACATACCTCTTAAATGAGTACTAATCTTCTCCAAAAGATTTTTCTGTTTCCCCTGCACATTCTGCGCCATTTCTAAAATTGACTTCATTTCTTTTCTTGCATCCGATATCTCTTTGGGAGTTGCATCTGCTCTTTCTAATGTCGCCATAGCACCGAGTAACTTCTCTGCCTCATCATATTGAACACCGAAAGTCTTCATAGTGATACCAATTTGCGCAGCATGCCTTGTTGCTATACTATCAATATTTCCCTTATATGTATGTCTTATATGCTCCCAAGAATCAGCAGGAAGTTGCACAAAATCACTAATGCTCTTCATATAACCTCTAGTCGCTTCTATTATACCACCTTCGTCTTCTCCGCTCCTTAATTTCATTAAAAGATCAAGCGCGTTTGAAAGATGACCCATATCTTCACCGGCTCCCCTCGGTGCTATCCATGCTGCCATACCAATGGACATATTCATAAATCCTTTATTTATCTTTTCTAAGAACTCTCCTGCTAGCCCCTGTTCTCCAGGTCCTAGTCCCACAAAAAATTTTTCAAACGCTTTTCTTAACGAATCCATTTTAGTTGTAAAATTAGTTATAGCCGCCTCTTGACCTGATATTGCCTGAAATAATTGCTGCTTGATATATGGGGCTGACACACCGCCCAAAGTCCTAGAAAGCTTATGTATCTCCTCATATATATGAACCGTCCCTTCTAACATCTCTTTTTGAGTAGCGCCTTCCTTCCCCATTTTAGTAGTAGCCGCCTCGAATTCTTTAAAAGTACTATTAAGATCCATTCCTAAACCTTTAGATATAGCAAAGACATATTCCAACGCAGTAGCGTGAGACCTCCAAGCATTAATAGGAGTATCCAAATCTCTAAGACCAAATGCTGAATTTCTCAGAAATTTTTGATACTGATCCATCTCTTGCTTACTAGCTAAAAGTCTAGTCTGAAGCGTACCAAGCTCTGACACCTGTTGGCTGGCATAACGAGAAATTTTATCTGACGATAGACCAAATGCTGCAGCTGTGTTAATACTCTCCTTTTTTAGACTAATAAGTTCATCTTGTACCTTTAAAAGAGCTTCTCCTGTCCCTATTATGAGCTTAGTAACCAATCCTGCGACTGGATAAAACGCCTTTAAAACATCTGCGCCCAGGTCAAGCACAGGTATTTGGTGAAGAGAAGTTATTTTGTTAGTCAGAACACCGAAAGAGTCTCCAAATTTTTCTACGGCATCTGCAAGATTATCAAACGTCGAGGCTATCTTAGAATAATTATCCTTCATCAGCCTGGCGTTTTCTGCTGCGAGTTGAGAGACTTCGGACACTTCTTGCTCAGTGGCCGTAGCCCCTATCCCCTGCGCTGCCTGGACCTTTCCAACTGCTTTAATTATTTTTTCAATGCCCAATATAAAATCCCCAGATAAAACTACAATAATTAATACAAAGAAAGGACCCGTCTATTTTTCGGGTCCTTTCTTTATTACTCTAACTACGTCCATATCATCCTCTGTAAGATGATACCCAGATTTATTCTTTTTGCTATTATATCGCGGATTTGTAGAAAATTCAGGAGCTCTCCCAAAAACATCATTAAGAGTATCTTCAAACTCGTTATCAAATATAGCCTTTGATTCACCAGACGCGGACTCGCGTACTTGCTTTACTCTTTCGCCACCCTCTGCGCTAATCAGCATGGCCAGATACTCTATTAATCCCTTATGGTATTCTAGTTCATCTGCTTCGTCTTCACGTATCTGAGCCGCATACCATAGCATATGCCATCTAGGCATATTTCTGATGGATTTATCATCAACAGCTTTACCTAATTTTTTACAAATCTTCCACAGGAGCCTCTGGCCTGGCTCCTTTACAAGTTTTTTAGGTCGTCAAAATTCACGTCTTTAAGCTGAGCGGCAGCTTTATCTTCCAAAATATTATACAATTCATAAAGTTTATCAATGATTGGACCATGCATCCCAAGTATAACCCTAAGTCTACGTTCTGATACAGATAATCCACTCTCATTTGGGTCTTTCGGCTTATAGAAAGTTTCCAAAGGCATATTATTAACTTTATCAATTGCAATAGACATTAATGAATCACGTAAACGTGAAAAGTGTATCCAGGAAGATGGAGCGTAGTCAGCTACACTCGCAAATGCAATTTCTTTTTCTTGTACAGTAAGTGTGCGAACTTTAAACTTCATACCAAGAATAACAACCTCCTTGGACAATGCGCCAAACATTAGCAAATCTTCTATATTACTAGTATCTTTGAGCTTAGACGGTGGAGTCTGTACCTTAGAACTTGTAACGTCAGCACCTGCCTGCTGTTTCTTAACAGACTGTGGATTAGTGCTAGTCTGAGAATCTGGATAAGCATTCATTATTTCCTCTCTTGTCCCTGACAAAATTTCTTCTGGTATAACAGAATGATTTTGTGTAGCATTGTTTTCTGGCATTATTTACTCCTTTCTTTACGCCCTTCGGCTTCTTTTTGTGGGATATATCGGAGGGAGCCTGAGAATAGGCCCCCCTCATGATTTAAACAGGATTTCTATTACCGTGGCCGCTAACAGTAGTCGTTCTCTGCGGCTGTGATGAATAAGTTACAATTACTCTCTGAGGTGGAGCCTCTTCTGGTGTAGCACCACCAACAAAATATTCATCAATAAGGTCAGGGAAGTCAAGCGAACCGATACGAATACCAAGATTGGCCAGATTCTCAATCTGGTTTAGGTCAGGCGCCAGCCCGCGTTCGTTCCAGCCAGTAGTTACTGGTAGCAAGTCATCTACATACTGAGCCTCAATAGTAGCGTTTTCAGTAATCTGGTAATTCGCCGCCTGGTATGTAGCTGAATAATTCGAGAAATAGCAGTTCCTGTACGACGACACCTGAACTCCAACATTCGTTGCCAATCCATGCGTTCTGTCAAAGACATCAATATCAAACGGAAGCCTTTGAGCCTGAATGTGGGCAAACCCTCTCCTAAAGGCAGGCGGAAGGCGGAGATTGTCAAACACAAGCCTTGTTACCTGAAGAGTAACTGTTGTCGGAGCATTAGGAACAGTTTCAATAAATCCATCAGTACCAAGCTCTTGCACTCTGGCAATTTGCCTTGCTTCAGATGGATTTAAAGATTGTATAGCGCCGACGGCTTCTCCATTAACCTTTACCACTAAGAGTGGCGACAAGCCCGTACGAATCCTACGATCGATAGTACTACCAGTTGTAGGATAATCTGTTAGTGTGGACTGAGCCATTTATTATCTCCTTGGTGCCGAGCAATACTTGCCCAGACATTTAAACATTTATTTACTAATATTGCGTCTCTACTCTTAAACGTTTTGTATTAATAGAGCATATCTATTCTAAATACGTGGGAACCACCCATTCATGCCTAGATTACGAACTGCTGGGGATGCACTGCTTGCTGTATTACGCATCGACGTGTCTACAGCACCGAGTTCCAAAGCTTCGTCATAACTATATTCCAGTTTATTGCCATCAATCCTGAGCTTAAGTCCCCTTTCATTATCAATGGATGACACAGGATATAGCTCTTGTACATATTCACATTCTAATGTGGCCGTTTCCATAATCAAATAATTCTCTGCTCTATAGTCTACGTTATATGAAGAGAACCAACAACGCCTATATGATGTTACATTAGGTTTTAATATTGCGCCGCCATGCTCTCTATCAAACACAAAAATATCAAATGGCCATCTCTGAGACCGGATATGAGAGAACCCACACCCTAGAGCATGAGTTAGCCTTAATGCATCGAACACAATCCGTTTAACGTTAAGTGTTATAACGTCTTGACCCTGTGGAATAATTTCTACAGTTCTCGGATTCCTGGTCTCACCTATTCGCTTAAGGCCGCTGGTCTCTGAGACGCTAAGTGACTGTATGGCTCCAACGGCTGCATAATTACCATCGCCATCTGGGACATAAGCCATAATATGCGGGCTAATGCCTGACCTAATTCTCGGGTCTAGGGTAGTCTGCGTTTTATGCCGCATATCGGGATTATTATACCCTTTATATTCGGTAGATTCTATAGGCATTTGTTCTCTCTTGATAACTTAGAAGTGTGAGGGGCGGGCGTTGAATGCCCGCCCCTCGATATTATTATATACCGACCTGAACGTTGATAGAAATCCAAAGAGTAGATAGTACCGGAAGTATCTCAACCTTAACGTCATACTGTCTAGGTTCCGTTGTATTTTGAGCTACCTGGATATTATCAAAGTTGTTCAAAAGCTTCCTATGCAGAAAACTCTGACAAATATTCTTTGTAGACGCCAGCATTTGATGTGGCAAATCTGCATTTTGAGGCTTACCAGTAAATCTAGCTTGCAGCCCATTACGAAGCTCTAATGAGGTTAGATCGGCGATATTAATAGAAGTTGGCTCTTCCTCAAACGCATCGCCAGACGATGTTGTAGTCTTACAATGCAATACTTTTCCACCTGCTGCATTACCCTGAACTACTGTTATCCCCGCAGCGCCTAGATAATTTGCTATTGTAGGATTACTAGTAATAACCGTACGATCTCTTGTAATAGTAAACCCGGCGAGATTTTTCCATGTTAGTGGCTCTGCTATATATTGCTGGCCAGAGAGATAACCACCAGCGGCAGCAGCAAGATAAGTTCCAGGTACAGCAGTATTAATACCGTTAATGCTTACAACAATCTTATCGGGATAAAAATAGACAACACGATATGAATTACCAAAATTATCAGGAATACCATAATTTGCTATATCCTCTGTCAAACCAGATGACTTATCTGCCACACTATCACCCTGGATTCCCTCTAAAACACCGATGTCTTCAATAGCCACTGGGTGTGCTGAGCCATCATATAAGTTTACAGGTTTCAGAGCCAGTTCTGTTCCATCAGAATTAACATTATAAAACGCGCCTGTTAATAACTGACGCTCTCTTCTATTGGCAGTAGCTGACATTGTTTCTACGTGTGTCTTAAAAGTCTGTTGTACCATTGAAAAGTGAGCATCAGGAAGTGGTACTATCCAATACGCGCTTGTTGATTCCAGTGCCTTTGCTGATTCTGACCAATCTGCGTCTACAAACTCTGCATCATCCTCATCCACAAAATGTAATGCAATACCCTCACCTTCCTTCAAGCCTGCCTTGTCTGAAAGAATAACCGTGTTATCAGACCAAATCATATAACTCATATCATCCCTCTGAGTTCTCATATATAACATAGCATCTTCAAGAGTGATATTATTAGGATCATTATTACCACCATTGTAAGCAGTCTTAAGGAATTTACCAACTACTGAATCATAACTATCAGTACAAGTCTGATGAAATGCCAGTTCTGGATTTAGATAATTGTCAATTGGTCTCGAATCTATCTCATCATAAGTAGTAGTATCAGTACTAGCACCGAGATCAACGTTTACATCCAACCCGCTACGCATCCTAAACAAAGCGCCACAAGGAAATGCTATACCAGTATCATAGCCGTCATATCTAGTAGTATCAGGTGTAGGAAATACGCCATCATTAGAAAACTGATTCCTGACATCATCAGGATAAGCAAATACCGGTGTTGCCTCTGTATCGCTGGAAGCGACATACGGATTAAAAGTACCATAAGACCCAGAATCAGTAGACGGATCATATTCATGTGAATTCGAATCAGAAGGAATTCCATCCCACCAGGTTGTATCATCTGCATAAATCCACAGATAGTGGGCATCCCTAGAATCTAAGAAGAATGGGTTATTAACTGAGTTCGTTGTCGTAACACCGGAGTTATGTAATGGCGAAGGAATTGTCCTACCTGAAGTATTACAACTATAACCAAAATTCTTAGTACAAGGAATCGAGACAATGCTATCAGTAGCGAAAGAACGTGGCACACGATTTAGAAATACTTGCCGGGCTGGAGAACCAGGAGTAGTATAAAAGAAATTGATAACATCGTCGTGAGGATTACCTACCATTGTCAATCTATACACTGTAGAATTAACACTAGGATTAAGATAATTAGTCGAGTCATGCCTATGGAGAGTAGTCATAGCATTGTCATAATCTCTAGCATGCATTAGTTCATGAGACTTAGCATACCCATATTCATCCTCTGGAGACACATTAAACGATTGAGACCCATGAGTATGAGCCGTATAATATAAACCACCGTTCCCGATAAAATCGCCGCTGTCTTTAGACGCCAACATAATATCCTTACTTATCAAGGCTTTTGTCGGCTTAGCCTGCACTGCGATAACAGAACGAGCATTATTCAAAAAGGCCAGTTGTGCACCGAGTGCTAATGTATTATCCTTAGAAGGATATCCGTGCTTTTTATACAAAGAAGCAGGATCAAAAAACTCTTCTGGATCATTAACCGAGGTAGTAGGTATATACGCTGCTACCAAATTATCATTAGGCTCAAGTGCTCCGGACTTAACTTCAATGCTTAGTGTGTCACCTATATTGAACGGCGTTTCACCTGATACTAATGAGAAAGAAATAAGACCATTATCATATTTACCATCAGCAACAATCTGCCACATATCACCTTTTCTAAAACCAGTAAGTCTTGCTACATTATAATCACCTACTGTAAAGGTAGCAGTAATAGTTGCGCCATCATCTGCAGACTCAGCTAGCCTAAATGAACGCCCAACAAACTCACCATAAGGAATTTCAGTAGCCGAAACTCTAGTACCATCGACTTTGACTACCAGAGTCCCTCGAATATATCCTTCATAAGTTGACCATCCGCCACTTGGAGAAATAGTAAATTCTCTGTTTACTGTTTCTGCATCCGAGAAATACATTCCTGAAGAAGTCTCGGTAGGCGCATCCGCGTGGTCAAAAGTAAACGTAGTTGCTGTAGGGACATCGGTAATCGTGTATGTCCCATCAAAACTAGTAGTGCCACTAATTACAACTCTCTTACCAGTTGTTAGACCATGAGCAACGCTACTCGTTGCCGTAGCGACACCACTAGTAACAGAAATACTAGAAAGAACCGAACCTGCAGTAGGAACTATTTCACTACCAGTTGCCGTCCAAGTTGCCATATCTGATGCTGCAGTAGAAATGTCATTATACTGGACATCATAATAAGCAGTTAGGCTATCAAAATCTGATATACCAGAACTAGGAGCAAAGTTTATTGACAATCCCGAATCTTTACCATCTGATGTATATATCCCGACGGCGGCTTGCCTTCCTAGACCACCGCTGTCTACTTCATTGGTTGTCAAACCAGTATTGTCTACACCCCTATACCAAGTACCAGTCCATTTCCCGGTGACCTCATCAAAATGATAGTCGTCAGAACACTCATACAGAGCTTCGCCAGGAGACATATAAACCTCTTCAGAACCAACCGTGCTCAAATTAGTAGCATTTGAGTCGAAAATACGAACATAGAAAGTTTTCTTAGAAGAGTCTACCTTATTTGCTCCATATACCAACGGACTACGGTTATAAAAATTCTTTCCCACCTCGTCTGAAGAAACCACGACATACGCAGAGCTAGTATAAGTACCAGTACTAAATGTGGTAGGTACTTCTAATGTCAATACCTGTGTAGTAACATCAGTAATTTTATACAAACTGCCACTGTTAGCGTCTCCAGGAGAAACAAACTCTACATAATGGCCTACAATAACACCGGCATCATTGAAGTTTGTCATTGCTGAATCTGTCAACGTTGCCGTGGTAGTACCAACAGCATGCGTTATACTCGCGCCAGGCCTAGAATCCAAAACCAAATACCCCTGACTGTCATATGCTACTGGATCACTCCTCAAAAAAGAGCTAAGAGGAGGAGATTTTCTTTGACCGTATCCATTGTAATAATAAATTCCGCCGTTATCTAATGATAATCCATTAGCATAAATGCTGTTTCTTTGCTCTTGGAAAGTCTCATAACCATATACCTGACCAGATTTAGAACCAACAACAGAAAACACCGTAGCCCTACTCGCAGGCTGGTCTATCGCAGCAATTGTCCAAGTCTCGCTTGGTACATTCGCAGGCACTGTAACGTGTTCAAAATATCCGTCCGTTCCACCAGTATTTGTAATTGTATACGCTGGCGCCAAGAGAATAGCTCCAGTAGCAAAATCTACTGCATAATCCGTCCCAGGAAGAAATACTGGAGTATCATCTGTTACAACTGTATCTTTTGAGCGTATTAGTTCTGAACCATTTTTATACAATTTGAATTGATTTTTGACTATTGGATAATATTCTGTGTTGAAGTGCATGCCATCGGGTGCAGAAATTCCAACACCCACAGAGGCATAATTGTAATTGTTTGTCGCGGTGGTAGTAACTGACAGGCCATCCGTGCCGTCTCCTGCAGCATTAGTAACTAGGTATTCCTCGTGTTGACCAAGTCCAATAATGGCAACACTACGTACTCCACCCGGATTACCCGACCCTGCATATGTAAAAGTAAGACGACTGAATGCACCTGGCTGTACATACCCCAAAATACCTGGAATAGACGCCATGTGTACTCCTCCTATAAAATCTCGATACAGGCCGTAGAATGCACACTAATAGCCCATATTTATAAACGCACGAGGCGCTCTTCGTTCTATTTGATAGATAGATATTAATAGAGTTTGTTCGCAGATTCTTATCTATTATAATAATTACAAACAACAAGCATTAAAACAAAACCAAAACAACTATTTCTCTTTACAGGACGGCCTAGACGTCCATGCAGCTTCGGTGCCCGCATGAGTTTTGGTAGTAAATAGATTGCCGCCTTCCGTACCATCGCGTTGTTCAGAAGAATAAAATGCAGCCAGTGGATGATGAGCAATACAGTCCCTTAATACTTGGACATCGGCTGGGCTAAGCGCCGCCGAAAGAATTCCAGAAGAAACTGATATTGCTTCAACAAGCATAGTTATCGGTATCTCTCTTCTCCATTCGGAATATAAATCAACATTAATCGTGCTATAATAATAATAATTATTCTTGACCTGGTCTTCCCTATCCCCACCAAAATTTACTTTTTCTACGAAAATACCACGTTCCAGAAGAGTATTCCTAAGAACATTTGTCAAAAGTATAGCCACAATATCCTTTAGTCTTTTCCTTGTAGGATGATCTTCTGCAATAATATTAATCGCATAATTCTGCTTCCAGGAACCAGCAAAAAGAGCATGCGATGGCACTCTTCTTTGGACTACTTTTCCTTCTCTGACGATGTCTTCTACTTTATATTTGACACAACTTAGTTCCTGATTAAAAGAAATCTCGTAATTAGATCCACCATTATCAGTCACCGTAATAGCTGGAAAAAATCTGGATTTAAATCGATAGTCGTCAGTTATAATAATTCTAGTAGATGTCTCCCCCCATATTATCCCCTCTCTACCAGTACTAGTTCCGTCCACTAATTCTGCAGGAGGAAGCAAAGGAAACCCAAACTCGTCTTCACGATAAGTATAAATATTATCATTCATAAACCACTCGCGCAAAGACTGTATAAGTATGTCTTTGGAGTCAACAACTAAAGTATTATATAAAACATCGTTCCTTGACTCAATACTACTTTTATTGGGCATGATACTCCTTTATGTTGTCATATCAAAAGATGTAGCACCAGAAGGCACATCAATGGTAACACTTTTAGTGGCAATAGTGTCCCCATTGAATTCTACTGTATATTTTCCTGGCACTACGTAAAATTCAAAGTCCGTGTCTCCAGCCATAACTTGCGTTGTAACTACCTTGCTATTTGAAAGACAATCATAAACATAAACATTTACCTCACATTCAATACTATTCAAAATAGACCCGTATACCCTAACTTTTGCAGTCTCATTACCAGTAGTAACAGTAGTAATAGTTGATAATCTTGACCAGATATCTTGCCCTTCAGGTGGTAAACCAATGGCAGATATGATATTATCCAACTGAGTAGCCATATCTTGCATGGCAGACGAAGAAGGAATAGATAATATGGCGTTCTCAATATTAGTTAGTTGCGTCACTATCTGTTGTTGTGTACTAATAATATTCTCCAGAGTAGTATTATATTCGGCAGTAGGAATCGCATCAATACTTGTAGTATTCGCAGAAATAGATTCTCCTAGAGTATTTACCGCTGAAGATAATGAGGATACTTCCGCAGCAGTCGATGCCTCTTCATTAGAAAGTAACTCAATCTGCCTATTTAAAGATCCCCATTGCTCTAAAACACTAGACAGTGCTCTTTGTATTTGTGCTAATATAGTAGTAAATGTACTAGTGTCTGT